TAGTAGTAATTGGCAATCTTTACAGCACAGGTGAAGTAACAGCATACAGTAGCGGTACAGGAGTATCAGGGTTGAAGTTGATGGGGAATATGGATGCAAATGGAAAGAGTATAACTGGAGCTTTGCAGATTTATGGCGGGAACGCTTATCTGGGCAATGTTGGAATAAATCCATCATTACAGTGGTCTTATGAAGGTGACGAAAATACGATGGCTGAGTACAATGTATTAACCGGAGAATACTTTTATGCAGGAAATCAGGTAAAATATGGATATGACAGATTAGAGGTAGTTGGACAAGTTAAGGCTTCGGAATTCAAATTCGGCAACTACTCTTTTAAGCAATCTGCCAATGGTTTATCAATCTGTTTTAATGGAGTAGAACAAGCATATATTACAAGTACAGGACAATATGTAAATTCTTAAATTATGAAAAAACTAATTCAATGGCTTGCCAAAGTCTTCAATGCAAATATCACTAAAGAAGTGATAGTAGAGAAAATTATCTATAAAGATAAAATTGTAGAAGTACCTGTAGAAGTTATCAAAGAGGTAATTAAAGAGGTAGAAGTAATCAAAGAAGTGGTAGTAGAAGTTCCTGTATACAAGGAAACTAAATACGTAGCACTTAAAGACGAAGTTACTAATGATACTTTTGTAGAAGGTAACTTAATAGTAAAAGGATATTTATATGTAAATGGTGATGTAACTTGCTATAAAATAAAAGGAGAATAAGAGATGGCATTAGGAATCGATAAAATAAGTACAAGTCTTGTAGCTCAGACTATAGGAGAAGGAAGTAATGATGTTGGAACACTTTGTAAAAGTACGAAAATCAATAAGTGGAGTAAATTCAAGCCTGTGAATTTGCCACAGGTAGTTGGTGTGGTCGAAACACAGCTAAAGGCGATAAATTACGGGTTAACATTTCCAAGAACCAACGTATTTAATGTAATTGCAACTCAAAAATGGACGTATGATAAACCAACCGGTGGTGCTGCTTCTCCATACCGATTGGGTGACTTCCGCCAGTATCTTCACGGAGCTGTAAGATTAGTTGGCTGTCCGGCTGTAACCGAAATAAACATATTCGAAAACCCGAACGACACACTTACATTCCAATTCCCAACAGCCGTAACCGGTCAACTACAAATGTCGGACTTTACAGGGATATTGGCTAATCAGTATTTGGGAATAGTGATAGTAACCAGTGGTGGTGCAACCTACATTATTACAAGCCCGACAACCGCTTCGGCAGGCGGTAATCAGATAACATTAGACCTGACAGCAGCCCCGTTCAACGGAGTGACGATTGGTGATACATTTACTTTCTATTACATATTGAGCAATATACTGGTAAGCCCGATAAGTTCAAACGTAAATGCTTATATCACCAATAACCTGTTTATACCGATCCCCAACAATGCCGGTGATACATCATATAATGCAGTTGATATAATAAATCACTATCAGGGAGTATTCGGGATAGACCTTATATATGATGCTGTGAACGGTGGATTTGATGCGGTGTCTGGCTATTATGGCATTGGCGATGAAAATTCACCGCATTATATAACCAATAACGGGAGTGCTTATTTCAGGGTAACTATCAGCAATCCGACAAGTGGAAGCATATCATTTTACAGGCAGGAAATGAAAGTAAAATATACGACTAACTTTTGGGGATATGAGCGTAATGAAGATTTGGCGGTATATGACAGCAGCTGGACATTAGTCACTACCGACATAACCATCGGAGCAAACAGTTCGGTCACGCTTTATATTGGAACAGCAAGCACTTTATTCCGTAACGGAACGGCAGCCAACGCAGACATTATAGGTCCTGCAACCGGAGCAAAAACAAACCCAAGTATTCAGTTTTTATATAAAAATTCACAGGTATTCAATTTCACTAATTTCAGATTTCAAAAATCATAATTATAAACACCATGACAAAAAGACAAGCAGTAGAACTTTACGCAATTTTACGTGAATTAAAAAATGGCTCAATGAGCAAAGAGGGATTAACATCATTTATTTTAATGAGGCTTAAATTAAAAACAATTTTTGATGAATTTGAAAATGCAAAAGTAGAAATTTCAAAAGAAACTAAGCCTGAAGATTTTAAAGAAGGAGATGATGTTACTGAATGGAATACAATATTTCAATCTGCCATTAGTGAATGGTTGAATGAAGAAATTGAAACTATTGATACTCATGTTTTATCAAATGAAGATTTGATAGAATTGGTAAATAAAAATGATTTAGTTGGATGGATACAAGATAACTTATTTGAAAAACTAACAAAATGACATTAAGCGGATATTTTAAATTAGGAGTTGGTATAGTAGTTGCATTATTAATAGCAACTACTGTATCAATTTATAAACACAATAAAGAGTTAAATCACAAATTAGATATTGCAAAAGCTAATGAAAAGGCTTATTATATGTAGTTTGATTCATTGAACACAAAGAATAAATTATTGAATTTTACAGTAGAACAATTGAACTATTATAATGATTCTATTCTTAATAAAATGAATGATTTAAGAAAAGAACTTAAGATAAAAGATAAAGAGTTACTTTCATTATATTACTTAAATTCTCAAATTACAAAGATAGATACTATTTTAATGAAAGATACAATCTTTATTAAAAGTTTAAAGTTAGATACTATAGTAGGAGATAGATGGTATACTATGAAGTTAGGTTTAGAGTACCCTAATAAAATTATAGTTAATCCATCATTTATTAGTGAAAAATATATTATTACTAATAGTAAAAAAGAAACTATTGAACCTCCTAAAAAATATTGGATACAGCGAATATTTCAAAAGAAACACACAATTGCTGAAATTAATATTATTGAGAAAAGTCCATATATTAAAGAAACTCAAAATCAATTTATTCAAATAATTAAATAATGATAAAAAACATAATAATTGACCCTGGTCATGGTGGAATAAATTCTTAGGGTATTTATACTACTCAAGGTAAATCATATAAGTTCCCTAATGGTGAAATAGCATATGAAGGAGTCATTAATAGAAATATTTCAAAAGCATTAGGTAATAAATTAAAAAGTAATGGTTTTAATGTTATTTATACTGTAGACCCTTCTGATCCAAATGATATTAGTTTGGGAGAAAGAGTGAGAAAAGCAAATATATATTCATCTAAAGATTCAGTATTTGTATCTATTCATAATAATGCAATGGGTAAACCTGGAACTGCAAGAGGATTTGAAATTTTTACAACATTTGGATAGAATAACTCTGATAAATTAGCAGAAAGTATTTATAATGAAGTTGCTAAATTATATAATAAACTTAATTTAAAATTAAGATATGATTTTGGTGATAAAGATTATGATAAAGAAGCAGGTTTTTATGTAATAAAGGGAGCAAATATGCCAGCTGTATTAATTGAATGTTTATTCTTTGATAATTATGATGATTATACAAAGTTAAAAGATAAAATGTTTATTGAATCACTTGCAAATGCTATATACTTGGGTATTCAAAATTATATAAAACAGTAAAAAAAGTTTATAACATAAATAAATTATTTATTTAACTATAAGTATATAATTTATTACCTTGTATAAACGATTTAAAATTTATAATTTTGCATTTGATATAATAATTTATTAGAAGTAATTTATGGGAGAATTAAGTTTTGAAAATATTATGTCTGGGGATGAAATTGATAATTTATTTGTAGACTCAGACGAAGAGATAGTTACACCTGAAGCGGATGTAACTGAAGAAAAAAAAGATAAAGAAATTACAGATACTACTGAGGTTAATGTAGACACATTGTTTACGGATAAACCAGAGAGCGTAAGTAGTGGAACAGAAGAAAATCAAGAGGTAGAGAAAGATACTCCTTCAAGTAAGGAAGGTTCTTCTCCCAAAAACTTCTACTCTTCCATTGCCAAAGCCTTGCAAGAAGAAGGTATCTTTCCTGACCTTGATGATGACACAACCAGTAAGATTACTACTCCAGAAGATTTTGCAGAAATTATTGAAAAAACAATTCAATCAAGATTTGATGAACGTCAAAAAAGAATTGATGATGCATTAAATTATGGAGTTGAAGTAACAGAGATTAAGAGATATGAGAATACTATTCAATATCTCGATTCAATTAAAGACGATGTATTAACTGATGAAGGAGATAAAGGAGAACAATTAAGAAAACAATTGATATTCCAGGATTTCGTTAACAGAGGATATAGTCAAGAACGAGCTCAAAGGGAAGTGACAAAATCATTAAATGCAGGAAGTGATATTGAAGATGCAAAAGAGGCTTTAAAGAGCAATAGGGATTTCTTTGAATCATAGTATAATACTATGGTTGAAGAAGCAAAAAAGGAAGAATAGAAATCAATTGAAACCAGAAAAGAAGAAGCTATTAAATTAAAGAAATCTTTACTGGAAGATACTAAAAGTTTTGGTGAAATACAACTTGATAAAGCAACAAGACAAAAGATATTTGATAACATAGCAAAACCTGTTTATAAAGATCCTGAAACTGGAGAATTGTATACTGCAATTCAAAAGTATGAAATGGATAATAAAACAGAGTTTATGAAAAATCTTGGTCTGTTATTCACACTTACAGATGGTTTTAAAAGCCTTGACAAATTAGTCAAAGGTAAAGTAACAAAGGAGATTAAAAAGGGATTGAGAGAATTAGAAAATACTCTTAATAATACCTCTAGAAATTCTGATGGTAATTTAAAATTTGTAAGTGGAGTAGAAGAAGATCCTGAAGCTTTCATAGGCAAAGGTTGGGATTTGGATATTTAATAACATATTATACGAAACACATTATTAATTTTTAAAAAATAAATTTATGGCTGGAAAATTAGGTAAATTTCAGACGATTGGATTTAGTCATTGGAAAGGCTTAACAAAGGATAATCACCTTGGCTCAATATTTCAGATGGCTCCACAAAAAGCTACTAATTTAATGGTTCAACTTTTAGCTTACTATAGAGGAAAAACTTTGGATACTTTCCTAAGTCAATTCCCTACAAGAGAGTTTGAAGATGATACCGAATACTATTGGGACGTTATTGGTTCTAGTAGAAGAAATATTCCATTGGTAGAAGCAAGAGATGAGAATGGTGTAGTTGTAACAGATGCATCTGGTAATGTAGGTGCTGGTACAGCTCCTTTCTATTTAGTATTTCCTGAAGATTGGTTCGCTGATGGTGAAGTAATTGTAGGTAATTTAAATCAAGTATATCCATTTAGAATACTGACTGAACCAAAGATGGAAGGTACAAATGCAGTATATAAAGTGGAATTGATGGGTGGTAATACTGCTGGTGTTCCTGCAGAAAGATTACTGGCTGGCGAAAGATTTTCTATTGAATTTGCTCCTGTAGAAAAAGCATTGTCTAGAAAAGTTGGTGACGTAAGATTTACTTCTCCTGTTTCTATGAGAAATGAATGGTCTACAATCAGAATTCAACACAAAGTTCCTGGTAACATGCTTAATAAGAAATTGGCTGTTGGTATTCCTGTAACTAAAGCAAATGATGCTGGTGGTTTGACTAAAACTACTGCTACTATGTGGATGCACCATGTAGATTGGGAAGTTGAACAGCAATTCTCTGAATATAAAAACAATGCACTTGCCTTTGGTACTTCTAACAGAAATGCTAATGGTGAATATATGAACTTTGGTAAATCTGGTGAAGTTATTAAAACTGGTGCAGGTTTGTTTGAACAAATGGAAGTTGCAAATACTATGTATTTTAATAACTTCTCATTGAAACTTTTGGAAGACGCTCTTTATGAATTGTCTGCTTCCAAACTTGATTTTGGTGATAGATATTTCTTGTTGAAAACTGGTGAAAGAGGTGCTATTAAATTCCATAAAGAAGTATTGAAAACAGTATCTGGATGGCAAGCATTTATTCTTGATAACAGTTCTACTAAAGTTGTAGATAGAACTCAATCTCAATTGCATAATAATTCTCTTACTGCAGGATTCCAATTTGTAGAATACAAAGCACCTAATGGTGTTAGAGTTAAAATTGATGTTGACCCTTTCTATGATGATCCAGTAAGAAATAAAATTTTACATCCTGAAGGTGGGGTTGCAATGTCTTATAGATATGACCTTATGTACATTGGTACAATGGATCAACCAAACATTTTTAAATGTAAAATCAAAGGTGATACTGAATATAGAGGTTATCAGTGGGGCTTTAGGAACCCGTTCACAGGACAGAAAAACAATCCTTATATGTCGTTTGATGAAGACGCAGCTGTTATCCATAGGATGGCAACATTAGGAATTTGTGTACTTGATCCTACAAGAACAATGTCATTGATTCCTGCTATATTGCAAGGATAATAATAATTTACATAGGGGAGGGTAATCCCTCCCTTATTTTTTAAAATAATAATAGAGAAGATTAAAAATGGCAAAAAAATTAGAAGTAGAAGAATCTAAGGTAAATTACACTAATGATATCATGTTAGATGATAGTGAATTAGCAAATGAATCACTCTCTGAAATAGAGATTGAGAAACCAGTATTTAAAGAAATTAAAGGTAGAAAAGAAAACGTTCAATCGTTAAATAGTCCAATGATTAATTGTCTTAGAAAAGAAAGAGTTCTTGTAAGACATATACCAAAAGAAGGTGGCATGATTTCAAATCCCAAACATATTTTATATGGGGGAATGGCTGAAAGTGCAGTTAGATATTTTACAGTACCAAAATTAAGTTCAGGTATGTATGTAAATGTTCTTACTGATTAGGAAAAAGAATTCCTTGAAGAAGTTATGGGACTTGAATATAACGCTTTAAGCATTTATAAGAAAGTTGATAATTATTGGGAGAATAATATGGTTAGATTAACTAAACAAGATAATATTCTTGATTTATCAGACCCAGAATAGTATATTAAATATAAAATATTATTAGCCAATAAGAACTTTATTGCACCTTCATTAGAAATATTAACTGATTATCCTAAAGCTACTTATCAATTTGTGATAATTGCTGAAGGTGAGGAAACTAAGACAGCTAAAGATAACATGAGTGTAACAATGAAGTGTTATAAGGAATTTGGTAAAGTTGAAAATGATATTGATGTATTGAGAACATTGGTTGAAACTATTGACGGAAGACCAACTTCTACTAATGTAAAACTTGAGTTTTTACAAACAAAAGCTAATTCATTAATTCAGGCAGATAGTAAACTATTCTTGAAAACAATAACAGATCCGTATTTACCAACTAAAGTACTTATTAAGAAAGCTATTGAGGCAGGGTTAATTGCAAATCGTGGAAACTATCTTTATTTAAAACAAGATAATTCTCCATTGTGTGAAAATAATCAAGAACCTACTTTAAGTATAGCAGCTCAATATTTAAATAATCCTAAACATTAGGAAGTAAAATTAACGTTAGAAGCAAAATTGAAATAATATGACGACTCAAGAATTTTCAGATCAATTTGATGTTTTATATAATAATATAATGAGTAACCAAGCTCCTGGTTTAGATGAATACGAGAAATCTGTTTTTCTAACTAAAGCACAATATGAAATTATAAAAAATTATTTTAATCCTAAAAGTAATAAAAATCAAGAAGGGTTTGATGATTCACCTAAAAGACAGATTGATTTTTCAAATTTGATGGCTGCTAAAAAACAAACAACTGCTGTTACAACTCCTACAACTTATGTTAAATTTGATAGTAGAAGTGTTTTATATGAAATGCCATCTGATATATTATTTGCTTTAAATGAAACTGCGATTGTTACAGAAAATTTAAAAACAAGATTGATAACAATAGTACCAATAAGTTTTGAAGAATATGCAAGGATATTATCTAAGCCTTATAAACAACCTTTGAAAAATCAAGGATGGCGATTACTTAATACTGGTATGAATGGAACAACTCAAGCTAGAATATCAGAAATTGTAGTTAAAGCTGGAGCAACAGTTTCAGATTATATAATTAGATATGTAAGAAGACCAAAACCTATTATACTTACAACATTAACAGAAACGAATGTTAGTTTAGATGGAGAAACAGATGTAACAGAATGTGAATTAGATCCTATATTACATCCTGAAATTTTACAGAGAGCTGTAGAATTAGCTAAAAATGCATATGGGGGAGATTTAAAAAGTACCGTAGATTTAGGACAAAGAAGTGAATAACAAACAAATAAATAATTATGACTACACAAGAATTTAGTAATACATTTGATACACTTTTAAATAGTTATAGTAGTTAGGGATTGTTTGGTGAACAAGCTTCTAGAGGAGAAATTGTTTTAGATGAATATGAAAAATCAGTATTATTAACTCAAGCACAAGATATCATTATAAAATAGTATTTTGAAGGTGGAGGAGTTAATGGTGGTTTTGATGATTCAGCAAGAAGACAAGTTGACTTTTCTAACCTTATTACTGTAGAAGAAATATCTAAAGCAACATCACCACTACCTACGGCTAATTATGATGAACGAAGCATTATATTTAAAACACCACAGGTATTGTATGTGTTGAATGAAAAAATAGTAGTTAGCACTACTGTGGGTGAAGTTACAACTAAAAGACAGTATGTGGTAGTTCCTATTAATTATAAAGAATATGATAGGCAAATGTCTAAAGCATATGCTCAACCTTTAAAGAAACAAGCATGGAGATTATTTCAGGATGGTGGAGTTTCTACATTAGATTTATATTCTGAGATAATTCCTGTTGAAGGTTCAATTAGTAATTCTGAAGTGCCTAAATATAAAATTAGATATATTCGTAGACCAAAACCCATTGTATTAGTTAATTTAGATTTTGCTACTCAATCAGACCTTGAAATAGATGGTGTTAAAACAGTGAGTGAGTGCGAATTAAATCCTATAATGCATATGGATATTCTTAATAAAGCAGTTGAATTAGCTTATACTACAAGAGGTGGTAGATCATCAAAATCAACAGATAAAGATTAATAATTATGACAATAGCAGAATTTTCAAATGAGTTTGATGTTTTAATAGATAGTTATAGAAGATTTAAAGACTTTGATGATAAATAGAATTTAGATTCATTGGACTTTAATGAATATGAAAAATCTGTATTTCTTACAAGAGCTCAAGAAGATATTGTTATATCATTATATAATGGTTTAAATTTAACTCAAGACTCTTTTGAAGGAAGCGAAGAAGTTCGCAGATATCTTGACACATTAGTTAAAACAATAAAAACATCAACTTCTTTAACAAATATTACTAGTGGGGCAAATGCAAATTCTGTATTTTTCTCATTACCTACAAATACTGATGTATGGTTTATAGTATATGAAGCTGTTAATTTAGAAGATAATAATTTAAAATGTACTGGTAAATAGGAAGTTCCTGTAGTACCAACAAAACATGATAATCTACAAAAAGTCCTTAGAAATCCTTTTAGAAGACCTAACGAAAGAAGAGTTTTAAGATTAGATTTAACAGGAAACATGGTAGAGTTAATATCAAAATATCATATATCTGATTACATTCTAAGAT